AGCCGCCATTAAAGGTTCATACTACGGCAAAGAGATAGCTGAAGCTCGTAAGCGAGAAAGAATCAAATCTATTCCTTATGATAAAGAGCTTTTAGTTCATACAGTTTGGGATTTAGGCGTAGGACAAGCGTTAGGAGTAGGTTTTTATCAACGAGTAGGCCACGAAGTTAGAATGATAGATTATTGGGAAGGGAAAGAAAGTGATGGGATAGTTGATGGAATCAGTGTAGCCAAGAATAAAGGTTATATATACGGGAAGCACTTTGCACCACACGACATTCGGGCCAGAGAAGAATCAACTGGAAAGACACGGTTAGACACAGCAAGTGAATTAGGGATTGACTTTGAAGTGGTCCCGATGGTAGCCGTAGATGATGGTATTAATAAAGGTAAACTATTCTGGGGACGATTATGGGTAAACGATGAGAAGTGTGGTAAATGGTTAGACAACATTTCACAATACAGACAAGCATGGAACGAAGGTAAAAATATGTTTGCGGATACACCATTACATGACTTCTCGTCACATTCAGCCGATGTTCATAGATACGCAGCTATAGTAGAGGAAGAGATGAATAATGAATACGAAGTTGCGATGGCCCAAAGGATTCAAGAGAACAGGGAACAGAGGCAAGGGAACGAATTACTATGAAACAAGACGAGATGACAAAACAATTTGAAAGAATCTGGGATGATTATCACGACCCAGACATTCAGAGGCGCAAAAAACAAAAGGAATTAAAAGAAGAACGACAACGAGAGGTGGCTGTTGATTTAGGGATAGAATAAGTTGCAGGTATTTAAACAAATAGAAAATGAGGTAACAGCTTATACAGAAGGTCAAATAGAAATATTTGATGGTTATCGGTTTTCTCAGAACAAACTAATAAGACGTATCTATTATTACTTAAACCAGATTTATCCTAAAGGTAAATTAGATTCGCACAATAACTACAAATACTGGTTTGATATTATAGCTCCTCGTGTAGATTCAGAAGTTAAGAATATAGATTTTGACTCTAAAGATATTAAGGTTTACTCAAATAGCGATAAAGACAATGTTAGGGTTTTAATTTCAAACGCTTATCTTAGTAAATGGCTAAGAGATACAGGACAGGGAGATAAGATTAATGACGCAGTAGAACAAGGTTCAAGCTGGGGTAATGTTGTATGGAAGAAAGTGAAAGGAGGTTATGAGTTAGTAGATTTAACTAATTTCTATTTAACAAACCAAACAGCCAAGACACTTGAAGACACAGATGTTATTGAACGGCATAAATTAACGCAAGCAGAGCTAAGGGCTAAGAACGGCATATGGAAAAACATAGAAGAAGTTATCAATAACTGCGGGAATAGACAATTCACTGCGACTACAACCTCAAGCACTAATGAGATACAAACACCTATCTATGAGGTATATGAAAGAAACGGAGAGGTTTCAGAAGAGACATTGTTTGAAGCTCAAGGGAGAAAAGGCGGAAAACCAGATAAGTATGTTATAGCTAAGATTATAGTTTCAGGGATTGAGAATACAGGGAAAATGGAAGGTAAGTATGTTTTATTCGCTGAAGAGACGAAAGATAAGCCATATAAAGAATATCATCGTGGCAGATACCAAGGTAGATGGTGGAGAGTTGGTATTGTAGAGCTATTGATGGATATTCAGACACGTAGCAATGAGATAGGGAACCAGATTTCCCGAGGATTAGAATGGGCGTCAAAGGCTATATTTAAAACTAAAGATAAGGTTATTGCTCAGAATCTTTTAGATGATTTAACAAACGGAGATATTATAAAGGGAGATATTTCCCAGATAGAGCTTCGTATGCAGGGGTTAGACCAGCTTATGGCTGACTGGAACAGATTAATGGGAATGGCAGATAAACTAACTAACTCTTATGAAGTTGTAACCGGTGAAACATTGCCGTCAGGAACTCCATTCAGATTAGGAGCGATGATGAACCAGAACGCTAATAAGTTATTTAATTACATAAGAGAAAAACTGACAATCTCTTTAGGGGATATTGTAGAAGAATGGATATTACCTGAAATACTACGAGATTTAAAGGTAGAAGAAATGGTGGAGATAACAGGAGACGAAGACCTTTTAGTGAGATATTATGAAGTTCTTGTAAATACTTGGTATATTAAAAATCTTTTAGTTATCGGACCTCATACACAGGAAGAGGCTAAAACAATCAAAGACCTCAAAATGGGTGAATTACTTAAAGATAAACAAGCGATAATCAAACTACAAAAGGAGTTTTGGACAGGGTTTAAACCAAGGGCAATGGTAGATATTACAGGTGAAAGAGTTGCCCTGGGTGCTGAATTAGAGTCATTAGCGACATTTATTGAGTTAGAGCAAGACCCAATTCGTAGAACTGCTCTTATAGAAATGGCAATGTCAAAAAAGGGTATAGATATTGAGAAGTTGCCGAAGACAGAGGTTCAACCTCAACAGCCACAACAACAGCCGCAAGGTCAACCCAAACAAATGGCTGGACAATTACAACCACAAACAAAATAAACTTAAAGGTCGGCTTAAGTAAATAATATGCCATTTAAATCAGTAAAACAACAGCGCTATATGTTCTTAAAACATCCAAAGATTGCTAAGAGATGGGCTAAGAAATATGGGACTTTAAATGGTAAAAAGAAAAAGAATGAGAAAAATAAGGATAAGTAAACAAGAGTTAGAAGAATTAAGGAAGAGACAGAGCCTTATCAAAAACCAAGTAATGATATTCCAAGCGCTAGAGTTACAAAAAAGAGTTTGGCTAACAGATGTGATTAAGAAGTTAGGGTTCAAAGACGACAAGGTTTACGATGTCAACTATAGAACAGGAGAGATAACAGAGACAAAAGAACCAAAACAATGAAAACAGAAGATATAAAGAAAATTATGGATGGAGAGGTGGGTAAGTCATTAAAAGAATTCTTTATACAGGAACTTAACTCATTGAAATTCATAAACAATATAGAAGAAACGAGAACTCCAAGTCATCAGGTTATAGAGTTCAAAGCCCAGAAAAAAGCGTTCAACAAGTTGGTGGATATATTCGACAAGATAATGACTATTTCTGAGGTGAATTTAAAAAAAGGACAAAAAGATAGATACGACGCATAATAAGTTGGTGGTGCCAATGCTGAAGTTATCGATTTTGAAAGCCACCTTTTCAACTTCAATAACTTTGGCACTGGCATCATCAATAGAATTAAAAGGTCGGTGGTAATAATACACAAAACAAATGGAAAACATTGAGAATCAGGACTCTTCAAATACTGAAATAGAGAACAACGACTCTGAAATTGTTGAAGAAGAAGCAACCGAAAAGGAAGCTTCTGAGGAGGAAGACGAGACTCCTGAAGAGAAACTCGCCAAATTGGAAGAATCAAATAAGAAATTATTTGCTCGAACCAAGAAAGCCGAAGAAGAAGTCAAGGCTTTAAAACTGACTCCTAAAGTAGTTGAAAAACTACAACCTATTCAGAAAGCTCCAGCTGAGGATTTGGATAAAATCCTTGACGAAAAGCTTAATGAAAGGGATTTAGCTTCTATGTCTTTAAGTGATGAACTTAAAGTAGAAGTTAAAGCTTATGCGACAGCAAAAGGCATTTCTTATAGCGAAGCCTCTAATTCTAATTACATTAATTTTGTAAAAGAAGAAGAGGAAAAGAAAAATCGGATAGAAGATGCTTCAGTTTCGTCTAAGAATAAATCAGGTGGTGCTAAGCGTGACTTCAGTAAGTTGAGCGAAGAAGAGATTGAAGGCCTTTCGGATGAAGAATTCGTAGCCTATAAAGAATATCTTAAAACTCAATAATGAAGGTGGTACAGGTCGTCTGATTATATCCGCTTGGTTGTAATGAAATAAAAAAATGGCAAATAGTGCAAATAATTTAAGTGCCTTCACCCCTAAGTATTGGGCGAAGGAGATGCAGATTATCTTCTTTAAAGAGTGTGTTGCTCTTGGTTTGGCTAATACCGAATTGAGAAGTGTGTTGAATAATGGTGATACGGTTTATAAACCATATCGTTCTTATTTGGCTGCTCAAACATATTCAAAAGGAGTTGACATTTCTACTTTCAACGAAATAACAGCAACTGAAGAATATCTAACAGTTGACACAGCAAAGGTTGTACCTTTCTATGTGGATAAAATTATCTATATTGTCCACAATAAATTTCTTAAACTGCTGGAAACTCTCATTAAACGAGTAAGCTACAACGGAATGCCTCAAATGGCATAAACGCACAATGCTTAAAAATTACTTGTTAGAGACAATCAGCAACCAAGCCCGAAAGGGAAGGCTCAACGACTAAAGAGGAAATATTCTGTTCATTAGGTTCTAAAACAGAATAATGATATAGTCTGAACTTATGGGAGACCATAAGAAGTATGTGGTAAAAACATACGATAACATATAGGACTTAGATAAAATTCAGAATAAATGGGATACCGTCTCAAAATATGCTCAAGACTCTCAAAAGGTTTTGAACAATGTTCTTGACCAAGCAGTGTTAGCCGAGTACTCAAATGCTCGTTCTTACATTTCTTCTCAAGATTTGGGTGGTTCGGGAACTGGCTCAATCGCCATTTCTCAATCAAACATTGATAAAATGTTTGCTGTAGCCGCAAGGAAACTTGAAGCTGCAGATGTCCCAACTGGAAGCTTGTGTGCCGTAGTAGGTCCACGATTAATGGAAACATTAAAGCTTTATGTCGGTGCGAGAGAAACTGGTTTCGGTGATACTGTAGGTGCAAACGGATTAGTAGCGAAGAGATTTGGATTTGATATTTATCAATCTAATAATCTTCCTTTTTCCGCTTTGATTACTTATGGTTCAACAACTAGTAATCCTACAGATGCAGACACAGTGATAATTAATAGTGTAACTTTCACTTTTAAAGACACACTGGGTAGTACAGCTGGACAGATTAAGATTGAAACCAACGCTGTTGATACGATGGACAATTTAGTCGCTGAACTCAATAACGCTACTGCGGATGCTACAAAGAGGATTGCAATTTCTGCTTCCGATAGGAAGAGATTACTCAAATCTGGAATAGTTGCTACAAACTCAACCACAACCTTTACGATTGTTGGTTATGGGGATGTTGCAATTACTGAAGATGCAAGTAATTTCGCTGTTACTACAAACGAACAGTACCCCGTCTTTATGATGAAGGGTGCGATTGATTTAGTAACGCAGAAATCTCCGAGTGTAGAATTCAGAGTAGCTGAAAAGAGATTAGGCAGATATGTCTATCCTTGGATTAACATAAAAGCAGTCCAAGTAAAATTCTCTCTAATTGTCTCGGAAGCCCAGAAGTGGGTGACGAGGGCGAAGGATATTATATCCACGCTGAACGACTTAACGAGAGAACCCCTTATGGGGATGCAAAAGTCTGAACTCTGTCTATAAATAAAAACAGAGAGGATAATCCGAAGAGATTATCTCGTCTAAAAACAATATGCCAAAAGGAATATATAAAAGAAATCCGGGAATGAAGACTGGTAAGCATAATAATCACAAAGTTAATTCGGGTTGTTATAAGAAAGGGAATAAACCAAAATGGACTGGGAAGAAAAGAGAAAATGTAAGTGGATTATTCCACTGGAATTGGAGAGGTGGATTGGCAAAAGATAAAGAACACCGAAAGGTTTTACAACAAAATAGAGAGGCAAGAAAAAGAGAAAATGGTGGTTCTCACACTCTTGCCGAATGGGAAACATTAAAAGCACAATTTAATTGGACTTGTCCAATGTGTAAGAGGCCTGAACCAGAAATTAAATTAACCGAAGACCACATAATCCCAATAAGCAAAGGAGGTTCAAATAATATAGAGAACATACAACCCCTTTGTATAAGTTGTAATAGTAAAAAACATACGAAAATAATTGTTTTTAGAAGGTAACATAATGGCTTTACGGAAAAAAGACATTTGACTCAATGAAAGATGCGATGACCTATTGTAAGGTCAACACAGCTGACTGGGTTTAATATCTAAAACCTCTTGGGGGCGGATATAAGGTTAAGCCCCCTTAAGGTGGATAAGGTCGATATTAAGAATCAAGGTAAGTGTCTTGATTAAGAACTCCGAGACGGTGGAAGGACAAATAAATGGCAAAGATTTTTAACCGAGCAGTATTAACTGCCGGAGAGAAAAGAACAATAAATTCAATAACAATTACAGCTACAGACTACGATTCTAACGAGAACATCACAAGATGTACTGGCGCTACAATCCCAACGGATGGTTCACCAGGATTTGCAGTAGGTTGTATTTGGATTGATACTGATTCTGGGGCAGGTGTAACAACCTATACTAATGAAGGTTCAACAACTTCCTGCGACTTTAATGTCTTAGGAACAGGTGCAAGAGGTGCAACTGGAGTTGATGGCGTAACCGGACCAACTGGTGCTGGTACTACAGGTTCTATAGGCCCAACGGGAGCAGATTCAACCGTTACAGGCCCAACAGGATCAATAGGTTCAACGGGACCAACAGGTGCTGATGGTAACCAAGGGAATGAAGGAGATAAAGGTGATACTGGAGATACTGGTGCTACTGGTGCAACAGGTAGAGGACCAACAGGGTCAACTGGTGTCACAGGGGCAGACTCTATGGTAACCGGTCCAACGGGACCGACTGGTGAGACGGGAGCAACAGGACCAACTTCAGATGTCGCAGGTCCGACAGGACCGACTGGTGAGACTTTCGAAACAGAAGGAGTAACCCTTACTTTCGAAGGAGCAACAGCCGTAGATACAGGAGTAGTTACAGCTGCTTCAACTGTTATTGGACAATATGTGTCTAATATTACAGGAAACCCAGCCGCTTCTCATTGTAAATTAGGTATTACAAGTACCACATTAACTGGAACTTTATCACAAGCTCCAGGTGCAGGAGATGCAGTAGAAATTAGAGTTATACTTCACAAAGCGTAATTCGAATAGTTTTTAGTAGTTTTCTATCTCAAAAAACTACTTTAGGTGGATTAACTAAACTAAAATGAATACAAACACATATACACATATAATAGCGGCAGTCCCGACAACTACAATAGTTGCGAGTCGGTCTTGTACTTTATCTGGAGTAGTAATAAATAAAGTAGCGGCAAGTGGTGTAATAACTATTTATGATGGTGATGCTGCGACTGGAGATGTGATAGCAATTATCACAAGCCCAGGGACTTTATTACATAGTCAAGTGTCTATAGATTATAAAGACATTTATTTGAAGAAAGCTTTGACGGTGGTCACTTCAACAGCTGCTCAAGATATTACAATTATACACAGATAAGATTATGCGATTATCAGTGGCGATGATAGTAAAAAACGAGTCAAGTTGTTTAGCGAAATGTCTTGAAACTGTTAAAGATGCAGATGAGATTATTATTTGCGACACAGGTTCAGAAGATAACACAATAGAAATAGCCAAAAAATACACAGATAAAGTATTCACTGACTACAAATGGAATGACAATTTTGCTGAAGCAAGAAATCACGCCTTAAGTAAGGCAACAGGTGATTGGATTTTAACTATAGACGCAGATGAGGAACTATTAGATCCAATCAGTGGAGTTAAAAAGGTAGCGACAGACGCAGAAGCGAGAGGAATAAAAGCAGTTAATTTTAGTCAGATTTCAGGTAATAGTTCAAATAAATCTCCAAGATTATATAAGAGATGTCCAGAAGTTTACTGGGTTGGAGCGATACATAATCATTTAAGTATTGGGACAAAAGTTGATAGCGATTTAAGAGTTAGATATGGATACAGCGAAGCCCATAAGAAAGACCCTGATAGATCATTAAGAATATTAAAAAAGGAGGTGGAAAAAGGAGGTAAAGTCAGAGAGCTTTACTATTTGGCAAGAGAGTATTGGTATCGTAAAGATTACATAACAGCGATTTATTGGTGGGATGAATATCTTGCTGTATCAAAATTCTTATCAGAGAAAGCAGATGCTTATTTAATGGTAGCGAAATGTTATTGGGCTTTAAGGAAAGGAGATAATGCACGATTATATTGTGTTAATGCTCTAACAATAAACTCAAATTTCAAGGAAGCACTATTATTTATGGCTACGATGTCAAGAGAAATATCGGCTAAAGGTTGGAGAAAGTATGCTGAAATAGCTGATAATGAAGATGTAATATTTATAAGAAATGCCAAGAAGACTGTTTGATGAAAATCTAAATACGCCAGAACACTATAATCATTCTTTTGGGAATAGAAGATTTGAAATTGATTATAGAGAACCATTAAGAGCCGAAGCAATGTTAAGAAAGTTTAATGGCGGTAGGTTCTTAGAAGTAGGTTGTGGAGTAGCGACTCATTGTCAATTAGCCAAGGAAATTCCTAATTCAGAAGTTTATGGAATGGATTTTTCTGACAAGCTAATTGAAAGTTTAAAAGAAAGGTTTAAGGGAATAAATTATTCAGTTGGAGATATTAGAGATTTAAAATTCGGAGACGAGATGTTTGATTATATTGTTATGGGTGAAGTGATAGAACATATGGAAGACCCAGCTGAAGTGTTAAATGGTGTATGTAGGATATTAAAGAAAGGCGGTATATTAGCAGTATCAACTCCTGAAAACGACAATGGTAGCTTTTCACCAAAAGAACATATTTGGTCGTTTAGTAGAGATGAATTAGCACAATTCTTGATTCCATTTGGAAAAGTAGAAGCAAGTATTTTAAACGAAAGAAATCATAATTTTATTATCGCTTATCTAACCAAAAAATGATTAAACATATTTTCTATACAACAATGACAGGACGGGGGCTTTACGAAGGATTTAGAGGTCAAGATTGGTATGACTATAGATTAGGTATATTTAAAAATTATACTCTGAAGAGTTTAATCGGTCAGACAGATAAGGACTTTACTTTATGGATGAGCTTCAGACCGCAAGAAATAGATAATCCGACTACAAAGAAGTTCGAAGAAGCGATTAATGATTCAGGGATAAATTATGTTTTGACTTTTGATGGGATGATTATGTATGACGACAGGTCAAATAGAAACATAGATTTAGTAGAAAGAACTAAGAAATCATTGAAATTAT